CTGACTAATTCCCTTGACCTTACCCGCTACGGTCCGTTGTAGTGGTCAAGGAATTTAACTGGTATGGCGGAACCATACTGGACTCGATTAATGAAATAATTATGTCTTTCGTTTCTAATACAGATGCAGGAACTGTATCACACGTAACAAATGAATTCTATAAGAAGTTTGTTGCTAATGATTACATTATAGATAGTGCTGATACAGGTGGTAACTTACCAAGTGGAGGTACTAATGGTGCATCATATCGTCAACCTTTAAAGTTTGCTCTAGGTAAATATGAAAGAGCAATTGTTAGAGTTGTAGCACTTATCATTGCAGACGCAGATTGCGATT